GTTTGCGGCAAGTTAGCGAACGACTCGACAAACTCGAAGAAACCGTCGCCGAATAGCGCGCCGCTCGACTTTTCTCGCCTTGCCTTCCCCCATTTTGCCCCGATAAGGTTTTCCAATGCGCAACCGCGTCAAAGAATTACGTTTTGTCAAAGCGTCCGAACTAACCCCTTGCGCCGACAATTGGCGTCTCCATCCCAAGCGACAACGCGACTTAATGAAAAACGTTTTGCAAACGATCGGATACGCCGACGCGCTGATCGCTCGCGAAACGGAAGACGGCGCCCTCGCCTTAATCGACGGTCATCTTCGCGCCGACGTTTCCCCCGACGTCGAAGTTCCGGTTCTTATCGTCGACCTTAACGCCCGAGAAGCTAAGGAGTTGCTGCTCGTTCACGATCCGATCGGCGCAATGGCCGAACGCGACGACGAAGCGCTTTCCCGGCTCCTCGAAAACTTCGAAGCGACAAACGAAACGCTCGAACGCTTTATCGAGAAAGAGTTTAACCTCGATTTTAAAAACGACGACGCCGAGTCGTTTCAAGAGCCCAAACCGGTCGCGATTCCGAACTTGTTCCAAATTATCGTCGAATGCGAAGACGAAACCGAACAGCGCGAGTGTTTCGAAGAGCTGACGCGCTCCGGTCGCAAGTGTCGCGTCGTCAACCTTTAAGCGGCGCCGTTTTTCATTTTTTCTCCTTTGAAAGGAAACGACTTGGAAACTTCCCCTAAAACGCAAACGCTTCGTCTCGCGTCGCCGATTTACGATTCGTTCCGAATTCGCGCGATCGCCGGAATGTTCGACGCGCCGCTCGAAGCGAAAACGGAAAAAAACGTTACGTTCGAAACGCCGCCGAGTCTCGCCGACGATTGGCGAATCGGCTTAATCGTCGGCCCCTCCGGAAGCGGCAAAAGTTCCGTCGCGCAAACGATTTACGCGTCCGAAATTTTCCGCGGCGCCGATTGGGCGACCGACAAAGCGACGATCGATAATTTCGGCGACCGCCCGACGCAAGATATCGTCCGAATGCTAACGACGGTCGGTTTCGCTTCGCCGCCAAGTTGGGCGCAACCGTTCGCGACGCTCAGCAACGGCGAAAAATTCCGTTGCGAACTAGCTCGCGCGCTCCTCGACTCGCCGTCGGAACTCGTTGTTTTCGACGAGTTTACAAGCGTCGTCGACCGAACGGTCGCGAAAACCGCTTCCGCCGCGATCGCCGACGGAATCCGCAAAAACTTCGTTCAAAAGCGTTTCGTCGCGCTCTCCTGTCATTACGACGTCGTCGATTGGCTCGCGCCCGATTGGGTTCTCGATATGGCGACCGGAAAACTGACAAGGAGGCGTCTTCGGCGCCCCCGCGTTAACCTCGAAATCCTGCGCGGCGATAAAAAAGACTGGCCCCGTTTTGCGAAGCATCACTATTTAAGCGGCTCGCTGCATCCCTCGGCGCAATGCTACTTAGCGTTTTGGGACGAGACGCCGGTCGCCTTTTGCGCGACGCTCCCGATCTTCGGAGCGGTCGGACGGCGCCGTGTAACGCGACTTGTCGTTCTCCCGGATTATCAAGGTTTAGGAATCGGAACGGCGTTCATCGAAACGCTCGGCGAACTTTATCGCGACCGTTCGTTGCGTTTTAGTATTACGTCGAGTCATCCGTCGATCATAAACCACTGTAAACGTTCAGGTTGCTGGCGAGCCGTTTCGTTTTCGAAATTCGGACGACACGGCAAAGTCGACGGATCGCGCCGAACCGGCTCCTTGGGACGCGCCGTCGTTTCCTTCGAATACTTAGGAAGCCGCCAACAATAACTCTAACCGCTTTGAAGTCGGCGCTTACGCCGAAAAAGTTATGACGACGACAAAACGAAAAACGAAAAAAAAAGCCCTCTCGGCGACCGATAAAAACGGATTTCTCGCGGTCGTCGCGCTCGGCGCGTCGCTCGACACGGCGGCGCGCTACTTCAAGCGGGAACCGGAAGAAATCCTCGACGCGTTAACCGACGACGCCGATTTTCAGCGCGATTTTAAACAAGCGCAAGAGCAAGCGGAAGTTTTTTTCTTAAAACAAGTTAAAACAGCCGCTCTCGACGCGAAAAACTGGCGCGCCGCGACTTGGTCGCTCGAGCGTCTTCGTCCGGATCGATACGGTCGCGTAAAAGCCGACGCCGTTTCCGTCGAGGAAATCAAAACGCTTTTCGCCCGCCTCCGCGCGACGATCGCCGCCGAATTTACCGACGAAACCGAACGCCAAAAGCTCGAAGCCAAACTAGACGCGCTTCTACAAACGTTAAGCTAACCCCCTCCTTTCCTAAACTTACAACGACGCTTCATTCAAAAGTTCCCGCCGATGCAAACGCGCCGCCTCGCTCAACTCGTCCGTCAAACGTTGCGCCCGACGTCCGAAAACGACGTCTCGACGCAACGCTTCCGCGATCTCGTCGAATGGTCGCAATTCTTTTTACCGCATTACTTTACGCTTCCCGTTTCGAAAGCGCACCGTTGGTTCGCTAAAACGGTCGAGGAGAACGCCGAACGTCGCGGATTCAAGTTAAACTTCTTAGCGCCGCGCGGCGCCGCCAAATCGACGCTCGGCGCCTTGGCCTACCCGCTCCGCGAAGCGCTCGAAGGTCGCGAGTCGTACATTTGGCTCGTTTCCGACGTTCGCTCGCAAGCGCAAAACCACTTAAACAACATTATTAAAGAACTTGAAGAAAACCCGCGCATTCGCCAATATTACCTTGAACCGCGAAAGTTGCGCTGGTCGGCGCGCTCGAATCGCGTCGCGTTCAGCTCCGGCGTCGCGATCGAGTGTTACGGAACCGGCCAAAAGTTGCGCGGACGCCGCGAACGCGAACGCCGTCCGACGCTGATCATCGGCGACGACCTGCAAAACGACGACCACATCGTTTCGAAAACGCGACGCGAACGCTCGCGACGCTGGTTCTTCGGCGCGCTCCTAAAGGCCGGCAACGTCAAGACTAACGTCGTCAACTTAGCGACCGCGCTTCACCCGGAGGCGATCGGTTGGGAACTCCTTTCCAATCCGGCTTGGGTCGGCAAAAGTTTTCCGGCGATATTGCGTTTTCCGGACGCGGTCGAACTTTGGAACGAATGGAAAGCGATCTATCTTTCTCCCGACGTCGACGCAAACCGCCGCGCCGACGAGTTTTACCGCGACCGCTTCGACGAAATGAACGCAGGCGCCGAGGTTCTTTGGCCCGAAAACGAATCGCTCCTCGACCTTATGAAAATGCGAATCGAAAGCGGAGAAAAAGTGTTTCTGCGCGAAAAACAGAACTCGCCGCTCGCAACCGAATATAACGAATTTCCGGACGAATACTTCGAGGACGTTTGGGCCGACGCGTTTCCGCAAGACGTTGTTGCGACGACGCTTGCGCTCGACCCAAGCAAAGGTCGCGACGCGTCCGCGGGCGACTATTCCGCGTTCGTCGTCGCCGCCCTCGCCCCCGACGGAACGATTTTTGTCGACGCGACGCTCGGTCGTTTTCCGACGTCCGAACTCGTCGACGAAGCGTTCGAGATTTGGCGTCGTTATCGTCCCGACGTTTTCGCGGTCGAAACCAACCAATTTCAGGAGCTTTTACGCGACGAACTGGAACGCTCGTTTCGCGAACGCGGCGTTCCCGACGCCGCGCTCTTTCCCATCGAAAACCGCCTTAACAAAAACGTTAGGATTCGTCGTTTAGGCGCGCCGCTTTCGAAACGCAAACTCCGTTTTCTTCGCGACAATCCGTCGAACAAACTGCTAATCGAGCAACTGCAAGCGTTCCCCTGCGGAGCGCACGACGACGGCCCGGACGCGCTCGAGATGGCGCTACGCGTCTTAACGTCGTTAACGGAAACGCCCGTCGAAGAAACTTTTAGCCGCGGCGACTTCGGCGCAAATCGAACCGGATTTTATTAAACGTTAACGTTTCAGGAGTTACAATGCCTCGCCCCTTAACCTTCAACGGCGTTTTATCCGCCGACGCCGTCGTCTCGACGCTTGAATCGCGTTTCGAATACGACGATCCTAACCCGTTTACTTTCAGCGCGTTATCGTATTCGCTGAACGAGTCGACAGACACGGAGATTTTCAACGCCGCCGCGCGTCGGATTTCTCGCGAACTTTGCTTAAATAACCCGTTTGCTATCAACGCTTTAGAAAACCGCGTCAATTACGTCGTCGGTTTCGGGCACAAGTACCAAGCGACGGCGCGCGCCCCCCAAGACGCGGAACTCGCTCAAAAAACGCAAGATATCGTCGTCGATTTCATCGTCGCGAACGATTGGTTTAAGCGTCAACAAGAGATTTTACGACGCTACGACCGCGACGGCGAAGTCTTTCTGCGCTTTTTCCGCGACGCCGCCGGCAAGACGGTCGTTCGCTTCGTCGAACCGGAGCAAGTCAAGACGCCGCAAGGACATAACGCCCGTTCGACGCGTTGCGGAATCGTCGCCGACAAACGCGACGCCGAGCAAATCCTCGGTTATTGGGTCGACGACGTTTTTATCGACGCGTCGAAAATTCAGCACCGCAAAGCGAACGTCGACTCCACCGTAAGTCGCGGCGTTCCCTTACTTTACCCTGTTCGCGACAACTTGCGACGCGCCGAAAAACTCCTCCGCAATATGAGCGTCGTCGCCGAAATTCAGTCGTCGATCGCGCTAATTCGCAAACACGCCAACGGCTCGCAGGAAAGCATCCGCCGCTTTGTTCGCGATAAAAGTCAATCCGCCAACGACTTACCGCCGCGCGAACGCTTTCAACCGGGCACGATCGTCGACGCGACCGCCGGCGTCGATTACGAATTCCCAATCGCAGGAATCGACGCGACGCGTTACGTCCAAATTTTGCAAGCGGAGTTGCGAGCGATCGCCGCGCGACTGACGATTCCGGAATTTATGTTGAGTTCCGACGCCTCGAACGCCAACTATTCCTCGACGAGCGTCGCCGAGGGCCCCGCCGTTCGCAACTTTGAGCGAATGCAACACGAACTCATTAAAGAAGATATGAAAATCGTTTGGCGCGTCGTCGAGGACGCCGTTCTTCGCGGCGCGCTTCCGGACGACGTCGGACGCCGCGTCTCGATCCAAGCGATTCCGCCGTCGCTCGCGGTGCGCGACCGCCTCAGCGAAGCGCAAGCCGACGAAATTTTGATGAACGCCGGCGTCATTTCTCCGCAAACGGCGGCGATGCGTTACGGGCTCGACCCCAACCGCGAACGAGCGTTGCAACAACAATTACGACAAGAACTTACGCAAAGCGAAAAGCGCGACGACTAATTATCGTTTTTCCTTTGCGACAAAATTAACCTCCTTATTGAAAGCGCGTTAT